GGTTGGTGCCGCTCGAAGACGGCTTGCGGAGAAGGAGGCCCGTCGCCTGACCCGTTGCGGTCAAAGCGGTGGAGGCCAGAAGGATTAAGTTAGCATCACCTGCCATTTTCGTTAAGCCACCTTGATGTCGTAGAGACGACCGATCGAGTACACGTTTGCCTCTACGAGACCGTAAACGTGATCGATGACCGTCCGGTATGTCGAACCGCCGTTACCAATCAGGCCAATATCTTTCGCGGATAGCGGCTCAAATTGCCAACCGAAGAAGTCCGTCATCCCGTACTTGACCGCGTAGATGCTCGTAAAGGTGCTTGCACCGTTCACGCCTGCAGCGGTTTCCGTCGAGGTGATGATCTCCGTCGTCTGGTCAGCCTTTCGGCCGATGTATCGGATCTTGGCGTTTCGGTACAAAGCCACGGACCGCCCGTAAGCGTCCCGGGTCATGTCCCAACCGCCGCCCGCACCAAGAACGCGAACCGCCGCCTCAAATCGTCGGCGCATATCTGCGTTCATGTAGAGGGTCACATCGTCACCGTCGAACGCTCCCATCGAATCAAGGAGGCTTTGCACCTTCATGATAAATGAGTTGGCGTTTGCGGCCGTGATGTTGCCGTCCGAAAGGTTGACACCACCGGCGTCAATCTTCGTGGTCGTCGGCATTCCCCAGTCCGTGGGGTTGTCGAGTCGGGAGCGAAGACCAACAAACGCATCAACGTTGCCCGTGGCGTGGGTGTTGTTGATGAACTTGTCGTTCACGTCGTACGCGTAACCCTGCATCCATGCCTCAACCTGAGCCTCGCGCGGGTCGATGATGTTGTTTTCATCCTCAACCAGAACCTTGTCGACGTCGATCGCGTTGCGCACGATGAACGCAGACTCGGAGTAGGCAGCAGGGGTGCCGCTGGTGACAACGGGGTCAACGTTGATCTTCGACCAGTTGACAGTCGGAAGTGCGCCCGTCCAGCGGGTGCCGTTAACCATCATGGTTTTTCGGTTCGCGAACGGGATGTCTTGAAGAACTGAACCCGACTTGTAAAGCGAAAACGTAATCGCGTTGATAAGCGGGTCGTTGGACTGAAAAGCCCACTGTGCGAGTGTTAAAGCGGAAGCTGAGACCGCCATAGTGAGAAACCTCCAAAAAGGTCAAAGGGCGAGTCTCTGCGATTAACCGCGCAGGTCGGGGATGACGAGAACTCTTGCTTTTAGGCGTGGCGCAAGGGGGCCAGTAGGAAGAAAATTACTTCTTGCTGTACGTGCCAGCGTATGGATTCGATGTGTCGAACTTGAACGGTTCCGGCGTTCCTGGCGTGACAGTCGGGGCCGATGCTGGCGGCATTCCGGGTGTTCCGACTTGCACGGGAGCCGCGCCGATCAGCGACATGGCACTTCGAGCCTTTGAAAGCCGGTCAGCCCATGTGCCCGATCCTGCGATTCCTTCAACGGCCGCGCGCTTCTCGGGTGGAACCGTCGCAAGAAGCTGGTTGTATTCAGCCTCAGCAAGCGTCTGGAACTGGCCTAGTTCATTCCTGGCCTGCTCAAGCTCGCTTTGGGTTTGTCCGAAAGTTTTCGCGAGGTCTTCTTTTTCAAGTCGAACGCGCTCCAGCTCATCGAGCTTTGAACGCTCAATTTCCGTGAGTCGGGTTTTCAGCTCGGCGGCCTCGGTTTCGGCGGCTTTTCGCGCCGTTGCCTCGGACTCGATCTTAGCCCGCATTTCGCGGATCGCTGAATTGTCTTGTACTTCCGGGTTAACAGCCGGAGTCTGTGGTGTGGGTGTTTCGCTCATGATTGTGTCTCTGTGGGATCAGCCGCCACAGGTCGGCGTTTTGCTACTTGGAACGGGCTTCAAAAACGTCGCAGTCGGTCACGGGATCATGCCCGAGATGCGTCAGGCCAAGCGCGAAACCGTCCGCTTTTGAGAATGGGTATCCGACGAAGACAAGCGAGTCAGCGGGGCCATCGATGACAATCTCGCCATCGTCATTCCGCGCCAGTGTCGACTTTGCCCTTTCGAGGCTTGGGGCTTTGCTTTCCTTCGGCGGGGTCGGTGCCGGGGTCGACGGGGGTGTCGGTGTCGTCGCCGTCGTCGGTGTCTTCGTTTGCGCTTTCTGCATTTAGTTGCTCCAAAAGTAGTGCGGTGTTGTCTATGCCCTCGATTGAGGCGATTCGCTCGACCGCCATTTCACGGCTCAGGAATCCTGCATCAAATTGCTCGCACGTCGTCTGCGTTACGATTTGCCGCTCTTCGGGGGTCAGGTTGAAGAAGTCAGGCCAAACCGTCGTCACGTTGTAGGTATCGATCTTCGAAGGGTTGACACTGCTGAATGCGGGTTCGCGCCCGACATTCTTGAGTCCGATGCACATCAGCTCGAGGAACTTGGCAATTCCATCCTCGCCGTACAACTTCCGCTTTTCGCGAGTGGTGTTAATCAGCGGGGCGTACATTTGGTGCATGACCGCGGTCGTCATCGAGCCTTTGTTCGTGACCGCCGCGCCATCGATGTCCACCGAGCCGCAAGCCGAGTAGATTTGCCGCGTGAGTTCCCGCGCGTACTCCATCATCGCCGGTCGAAGGTTGCCGCCTGGCTCCAATAACTGGACCTTTGCGCCCTTGTCGTTCGAACTTTCAACGCTCTCGACTTCGCCGGGAGTCATGGGCCGATCAACCAACTCTTGGCCTTCCTTGACGTCGATGTAGACCTTGTTTGGCTCCGAATCGAACTGGTTCGAGCGGTCCATCAAGTGGTACGTGAGGTTCACTCGGTCAAGGACTCGCCAAATCGCCCAGCAGTCGCCCTCGCCCCACTGGGATTCGGTTTCCATGTTGCGCACGTACTGGACCGGGATGACCTGAAACTGGTTGGGTTCGCGGCTCTGGATCTGCCACTTCTCGTTTGGCGGGGCTTTGATGAGGTCGTACGGGTTCTCGATCGTGTTGGCGGCGTTTTCGTGCTTCACCGGCTCGTACTGGACAAATTCGGCGTCCGTCCATTCCTCGCGGTGCCAGTAGTAATCACCATTCACCGCGTCGAAGTATCGGTACTGGATTCGCGCCATCAAGAGCCGCGTACGGTCGTGGTAATCGTAAAAAAGTTGGCAGTCCTTCGAGGCGTTGTGGGTTGAAATCGTGACCTTCTTGGGGTCTTCTTGGTCGTAGCTGAATTTGAGGCAGTAACCGCCCCAGACCGCGCCATTCTCAGCAAAGCGAACCATGCGCTGCGGCATCATGTTGAGCTGCCATATGACGTTGATCGCTTCCTCGATTTTCTTGTTTTCGGCAGTGAGCGCGGGTGAAACACCGAAAAGCCACTGAGCGCCCTTTCGCGCAATATCTCGCGCGATCGGCATCGCCTTTGGAAGTGGGCCGCGTTCCTCGGTCTTCCAATCCTGAAAGTGGAAGAACGGGTACGGGTTCAAAAGATGGTACGCGTACGCCTCGCGCCCAAGGTTCCATTGCCCGCTGAACCCTGCCGGTTCATTCGGACAGCCAATAAGGCTACTGGCAAGTCTCGATCTGCGGGCAGTGGAGGATTCCATGGGTAAAAGTGCTTCGTTAGGCCCACGAGCCGCGCCGCTTGTGGGTGGTGGATTGTTTCGCGCCACTAAGCCGGATTCGGGCGGCTATCGCGGCATATTGGAACGCGTCGGCAACGTGTGACCAGCCATTCTTGAGAGGCTTTCGAATCACGCGGCCGGGGCCAGTTGCATCGCCGCCTTCTTCGTACTTGTAAGCTCCCGCGAGTGCTTGAGCGAGTCTTGGACAACTTGCGGCATCGAGGGTGAAAATCGGTTCGTCGTTTTCGTTTCGCTCGGTGAGAAGCCACGTTACGGCAGACTTGCGAACTTCCCAAACGTTCGTGCTTTGGCGAAGATTCAGCCCAACCTTGGCGGCTTCGTCTTGTGCGGATTCGCCGTTCGTTCCGCTGCGGGTCGTGACCGTCGCGTCGGCCCAGTGCTCGACCGATTGCCACTGGCCGGGAATTCTGTTTGCCAAGGCGTCGAGGATCGCCGGGCCGAACGTCTTCATCGATTCACCGGCAACGACCGGCAAGACTTCGAGAATCGCTTTGACTGAGACCGGCTTGAAAGAGATTTCCAGCAAGATGTGAGCGGGTTCCAGAGTTTGACCGCAGTCGGTTCCGCTTACGTAAATCGAGTCTCGCTTTGGCTCAATCGGTCCCGCTTGCCAGTGCAGTTTTTTGGAGTAATCGGAGTGGACGGGTTCGCCGTCGTAAACATCCTCGTAAAGCTCCATCTCGCGGTTCCATTCGCGCGCGCCGCCTCGCTTGTTTTTGAGCACCCATGCCGCGTCTTTTTCGGGGTCGCACGAATAATGCGAAGCCATGTACCGCGTTCCGTTCGCGAGTGTGGCAACGGCGATACCTTCCATCAGGAATTAAATCCAAGCAAGTCGCGGGCGTTCAGAAAGTCCTTGATTTCGCGCCAGTTCGGATCTGGGTCAGAGTTCGTGATTGCGCACATGAAGCCGTTTTTGCCGCCCGCGCTTCCTTGCGTGATGAACGCCGCTTGGCTCCAAAACGCCGAAGGATGGCGGTACTTTGAAAGCTCTTCGGCGGTGATTCCCGCGTATCCCGATCCCTGCAACGCGTCGGCGGCATCGTAGTGCTTTTCGACCTTCGAACCGTTCGGGAGTGCCAGTGAATCGAGCTTGTACGAAAGTTCGTTTCCCCACGTCGTAGCCATCGCAAGCCTCCACGACGGGAACCGCTTTCGAAGGTCGTCGTACAGGTGGAAAATTCTCCACACGTGGCCGGCCGCATCTTCGTTCGTCAGGTGAGCGATGATCCAATCGCCGCGCCGCAAGCCCAGTGCCCAAAGCTCAAGCGCACGGAACAGCCACGATGCTACGAGCCGCCTGGACTTCTCGATGATGAGCGGTTGACCGCGCCGCCAACACCGCACCCATTCCCGCGTCCACTTGCGCAAGTACGCCTTGTCGGGGAACGGCTGAACGGCTTGCTCGGCCTCGTTCCACGTTCGCAAATGCTGGACAAACGCCCATGCCGATCGCGCATGAGGATGGCAAAACTTCGGCGGCCACAACGGGCGGGTTGCAAGTTCTGCCGCTGTTTGGAGTGCAAGCCCTCGCCGCCGCGCTTCGTTCGCGAGGATTCGGCGCGCTTCTGCGCGTTGTGCCTCAGTCAGCGTTTGGGTCAGCATCGTCGTCACTTGCGTTCAACGCGGTGGACATCTCAAGGAGTTCGGCGTCCGTGAGTTCGTCCGCGGGCTTCCCTGCGAAATTGATGTTCACGGGTTGAGTTAAAAGCCCTTCCATGCGCTCCCAGACCAGCTTTCGGGCAGCGGCATCACCAGCGAGCGCGTCACGAATCGTCGCGTCGATCACGTCCTGCGCGCAGGTTCCTTCAAGCAGCTTTTTCCGAAGCAAGTTGGTCAGCGAAACCGTTCCCTTCGGCCTCCCGCTAGGGTTCCCAGATTGTCCCGGCTGGAACTGCCACGGCTTTCTGTTTTCTGGCTGATTTCCAGTTTCGCTCATGGTTGGAAAAATTGCCCCCGTGTTTTGCCCTAAGAAAATCGGGATTCCGGGGCTAGAGGACTTTGGTTTGCTTGCTACGTCGGGTACAAATCTTGCCCGCTTGGCGAGTAGCGGGCTTGGTGAAAGTCGGCAACAAAAAAGCCGCCACGATGGACGACTGAATTTTGGATATTCGGGTGCAGCTACGCCCCTACCCGAAAACCTAGACGCTGAAAAACTTGAAATGGTTTCCATGGTTTGCGAAATTTTGCAAAAATTGTTCATGCTTCCTCGCGATTGCGCAGGGCTTGAAGCTTCTTTTTGTGCTCAGCTTCGGCTCGCCTCATGTCGAGGATCTTCGACCACCACGCAGCGATGACCGCGATGTTGGCATCGAAGTGGTCCACGAAAGCGCGGCCGATATGCGCCGGGATTCCCGAGCCTTCGCCGCGTCCGTGCTTGGCAATGAGGCAATTTCGAACTTTCATGCGGTCGCCCAAATCCGGGAAAGCCGAGAACGCGCTATCGACTTTCGCGACAAGCGTTGCCAGCTCGCAATCCTCGATGTCGCCGCCCGTGGGTGCCGAGAGGTCATGCGGCCTGGACCTGTCTTTGCGCTTCCCGTCAATTTCGGCAAGTGCCCATTCCTGCAAAACAATCTCGCTCATCGTCATGGTTTCTCCGGCTCCGTGAATCTCGCGAATTTCTTGTCGTACGTTAGGCCAATCACAGGACGCGCGCCGCCGAATCGGTTCTTGAGGACTCGGCAATCCGGGGCGTCGTTTTCGTCGCGGACCAGGCCGATGATGAGGGCCGCGGCTTCCTCAATCGCTTTCGAGCCTTTGATGGTCAGCTCGATGGATTTCTTCACCGTGCCGCCGCCTGTGTTTTGGGCCGCGAGGATTATCGGCGCGCCGATGACTTTGGCAAGATTCTTGAGGCACTCGATGATGTAATCAAGCTCACGAACTCGGTCGCCTCGGAACGCTTTTTGGGATTGGACCAGCTGGACGTAATCCAGAAAAATTAGCTTGAGCGGGGTTCGCTGGTGCATCGATTCGAGCACTCCGCAAATGCTTTCCACGGTTCGCGCTTCGCCGGTTGGTTCGTAGATCGTCGGGTTCAGGCGCTTGATTTTTGACCACGAATCTTTGAACTTTTCGAGCGCAAACAAGTCGCTCGGAGTCCGGTAGTGGCCTGAATCCATCTTGATCCAAGTCCGCAAGATTTCGTCCTTGGACATTTCGAGCGTGACGAAAACGACCGATTCGTCGAACGGGTCCGCGTGGCCGATGATCGATTGGAGCATCGCGGTTGTTTTGCCGTTGCCGGGAGGGCCAAGCCACACCGACAGGTGCCCTTTGGCGTAGCCTCGGCACGTCGTCACCTTGTCGATTTGCTGGAATCCGGTTGGAAGTCCATCCTGGTTCGCCTCGGTGAGTTCGATGTCCTTGGCTTCCCAAATTGCTTCGTGACCGAGTACAAGTTTTCGGGTCAGCATCCCGGCATCTCCGATCAAATTCGGCAGCTCACCGAGTGGGCAGTTTTGGGACTTTTCGACGATCTTGGAGCATCGGCGAATGAGTTCGCGGCGAACGTAGGCCTCGTGGACAAGTTTGCCGTAGTGCTCGACCGAGACGCCAGTCGGGACCGCTTCGCAGACCTGAATCAGGTATTCAACCCCGCCGCAATCGCTCAAATCGCCTGCAAGTTCCCGGCGAATTGAAACCAAATCTGCAGCAAATCCAAGCTCGGTCAGCTTGCGAATCGCTTGGCAAATTCGCTTGTGGGGCGGCGAGAAAAACCAAATCGGTTGGGCGAATGCGAGCACCCATCTTTGCGCTTGGCGGTGGCTTGCTGGGTTCACGGAGTCCTCAGAAAGCATCGCCGATCCCAGCAAATTCCGCTCCGCTTCGAGGTCGTAAATCTCTTGGATTTCTTCGCTCATACGGCTTCCTCGCAGTCTTTGGCGTAGATGGGTTTAGGTTCCTTCTTGGGTGCCTCGCGCTCTTCTTGCCGGTTGAACCAGCTGCGGACGCTTGCCGGCCAATCCTTCATGCTGTTGCGTCCAACTTTCCAGCCTACAGAGTCGTAGTAATCGAGGAATTTTTGAGCCTCTCTCCCGGCAGTGGGTTCGGTTTTGCCGCGAGTGAGCATATAAGTTTTCACTTCATCGAAAGTCGGCGCGACGAAGTGCGCATTCCCTTTCCTATTTCCCTTTCCTATTTCCTCTTTCCTATTTCCTATTTCCTCTTTCCTATTTCCTATTTCCAGCACTTGCATTGTTGTGAGGGCTCCGTGAGTCACTCCGTGAGCATTCAGTGAGTCCTCAGTGAGTCCTCCGTGAGTGCCCCCTGAATCCTCGTAAGTCTCCCCCGCATCCTCGGTGAGTGCGTCGGGAGTTTCGCCGTGCGGAGATGGGAACCGGGACTTTGCTGGACGGTTGATGGTTTGGTGCTTGTTGAAATTCGGGGCGCATAGATACTCTTTGCCATCAACCTCATAGGTCAAAAGCATCGTCGCATCAACGCACTCTTTGACAAGTGCTCTAATCGATTTCGCGTCCTTGTCTTCGTCGAGTGGGTAGATGTCTCCCGCGAGTTTCTTGGGCAGATATTCCGCGCGTCCTTCATCGTCAAGGAAGCACAGCAGAAGCATAAAAAAGCACTTCGCAGAATCCGACAACTTGTGAAAGTCGCGCGACGTGCAGAACTCGGGCTTGATGGTGCGAATTCTAGCCACGGGCGCACCCCCCGCTAATGAGTGAAGCTACATCGATTCGAGACGGGGGCTTATTGCTGCTTTCAGTTC